TTTCATTTTTATAAACAATAAGATCATCATACGCAGCAACAATCGCTGGAGCGTAATTTCCAGCTTGCATTAAATCTAAAAGAGTTTTTATAGGATCATTAACATCTAATGTAATATTTAAACCTGTAGCACTTAATTGAGATTGTTGTTCTGCAAAAACATTAGTATACAAAACTTCTAATTTTGCTCTAAAACCTACTTCTTCTTTTGCTATAATTTTGTTTGTTTCGTCAATAATATCTCTATAACTAGCTGTTGGATTTTTAATTATATAATCTTTTAAAGATGCAGAAGAACGCATATATGCTGATACTGCTACTTCTGCATATTCCTCTGGCATGTCTTTTTCTTCTTCATATTTAAACCTAAATTTAAAAACTTCTTTAGCATCAGTTTCTGCTTGACTAAATTCTCTTTTTAATTCTTCGTTCCATTGTATATAATGTTCTTTTGATAAAGTAGTTGCTTTTTCATCTATTATAGCACCAGTTAACGCGTTTATTCTGTCTAAAGCTTCTAATTCTTTTATTGTTTTGTAACTGCTTTCTTCAGCAAATCCTTCTATGCCTAAATCACGCTGATCTTCTATAACTTTATAAGCAGCTATTTTATCTTTATCTGTTTTAAAATACCCTGCTTCGTCTAACATTTCTGTTAACATTTCTTTTTCATTTAAATTATCTGTTTTAATACGTCTTAAATTTATTTCATCTAATTGTTCTGTAATTTTAGCTTCTTCAGCTTCTACTGCTTCTTTTCTTTGTGTTTCTATTTTTTTTGCAGAAGCCATAGCTTTTTCTGTTAAGTCTTGTTGATCATTAGGACTTAATTCTGGCCATATCATTCTTAATATAGGATCAGTTATAAACCCATCAGTTATACCTAAAGAAATAGCGTTAGCGTCAGGAGCAGATTGCATTAAACTTGTAATAGTATTGCTTGCTATATCTTTAAATGCTGCTTTATTACTTGTAATAGCTTCGCTTATAGAAATAATTTGTTCATCTACTAATTTCATATTTAAACCAGTAGTAATTTCTTTTTCCATTTTAGCTAATTTTTTGCCGTCATTATTTATAAACAGTTTTAACCGTCTTACACGTTTTTTATGATCTGCATTGTTGCTGTCAGAAGGGTACATATCCCACCAACCTTCTTCATTGGCTTTATTAAACACTTCTTCTTCAGAATGTTTTTCTCCTTCCCAATAACCAGGAAACATATATATTCTTCCATTTTCAGGATGTTTGACGCCTGTAATGTAAATTGTTGTAAGAGAACCGTCTGTATTTTCTAAATACGTTCCATTAGCAATACGTTGTCTATGATATTTTAAAATATTTACATCTTTGTCATCATAATGCGTAGGTATAGGAGTAAAATCAAAATTAGTGGTGTCTACAGCGTTTTTACCTGTTATTTTAAAAATATTTTGTATGCGATCATTATAAGGCAAATCTGTATTAGATGCGTCTGTTACCGCACTTTCTAATTGCACATTAATTATATTTTTAGTAAAATCATTTATTCTATTAATATTTTCTTTATTAAAATTAAAATCATGTTTTATTTTTTTTTCTTGTGCGTGTAATTTAAATAATGCCAAAGCGTTTTTACTTAAATTTGGTCTTGCACGTTCATATAATGCTTGTAATTTTGTTTCAAAATGTCTTGCTGCTTCATGCGGGTTTGTATTAGCTATTTTAGTTGATTCTATATATAAATCATTTGCATTTGCATCAAATTCTGTAACTGCTAATGCTGCTTCATTTTTATCGGCAAGTTGTTGCTTTTTAGTTTCTAATTCAAGCATATCAGCGCCAAAATTAAACATTGTTTGACCTGCTGATTCCAAACCTTGTCCAGCTAAAGCCATAACATTAGGATTAACTTGTGCTGTTAAATATCCAGCACCAGTTCGATCTGTTCTTTGTAATTGTCGTCTATATGTAGGAACCTTCACGATGCTTCAGCCTTTACTTCACCATTAGCCCAAGTTAAAGTAATAGCGCCTGTATTTGTGTCGCTATTGTCTTTTCTATCGCGTAAACCGTATGGTTGTATGCGGGCTAATGTCCATTTAAGAGAATCTATTTCTAATCTTCTTCTTTGTACTTCTGCGTTCATAAATCTAGGGTCGCCATCTTTATCTAGCGGTTGCATTGCTAATTCACTAATATGATCGCTGTAATATTCTGCTTGCATTACTCTACCTCTACGGTAAATGTCATACAATTCTGGGTCTTTTTGCACTACACGAATAATTTGTCTGTACGAAGGACACCAATCATTTTTACATATTTTTACAAGACTATCGCCATTAGCCATTTCTTCTGCAATTTTTTCTAATAACTCAACTGTAATAATACTTTTTTTAGCCATGTTTACCTCTATTATGTCTGCATTGAATATATTTTACCTGCACCACTTAAGAGTGTGCCAAAAGCTTTAGTTCGTGCAGCTTTTAATTGCGCTCTGCCTTCGTAGCGTTTTAAAGCTGCGGATAATTTCATATTAGTTGCAACTTCCATTTTTTCATTTTGTTTTACTTTTGTGTTATATTTAGCAATTTCCATATCTTGTTGAAATTGTATTATGTTACGCATTTGCCTTTTTAATGGTGTTCCTGTTGCAGCCATCCATCCATTTTTTCCATAACCCATTTGAATTTTATCAGTAAGCTGTTTAAATTGTTCTTCTTGTTCAAGCGCTTGAAATCCTGCTATACGCCCTATTTGTTCTGCTTCTTTTTCTGCAACTTTAGCATTGCGTTCCATAATACTAGCGTTGTAATCAGCCGCTGCTTTAGAGCCTTTGCCTGCTTTTATTGATCCTACAGCAGAAACAGCCGTACCTGCTAACATTAACCCTTGTGCTACAGCCATTATTTAATCCTTCCCATAACGTAATAGTCTAACCCGTCAGGGCCATACTTTTTCATGTAACCTTCTTTTGTAAAACCAACCAGTTTGGCAAACTTAATGGCTTCAGGCCAATTAGCACGAACATTAGCGTGCAATCGTACATATTCGCCTTGGTCTTGTTTTTCTTTAAACACTTGTTTTACAAATCGTACAGCGCTCAATGTATGTTTTTGTATGCGATCCGCACCAATAAACCACGTTTCGCCAACACCTTCCCATAAAGGCATAATCCCAGCACAACCAACAATGTGTCCATTATCTAAGCCTGTCCATGCGTCATAATGAGAAACTTTTTGTATATGCTCTTTCCATTCATGCTTTGGGTATAATGTGCCTATTGATAATTTTTTGTTTTGTATTATATCAGCAGCATGTTCTGGTATAAACGGTACAATCTTCATTTATTTTGTATATCTACAGAAGCGTATATACTAACAACCGTCATAGGTAGTGGCTGTGATTGTTCAACAATAATACTGCCTTCTGTATCCCATTTAGGTTGCGCTTCAATTGTTTTATCGCCCGTATATAATGGCACCGCTGTGTCCATTTTATCCGAACTGTCTCTAAATGGAACTGTGTCTAAATTATCACTACTGGTACCAACCGAAGCGCCAACAGTTCTAAAAAATCTTACCGTTACATTATAAATCTTTTTTATCTTACCTTGTATTGTGCCTGTTGCCATTGGCACTTCCATGCGTGGTGTTTTTAATGTTGACGTATATCCTAATCCTACATGCGCTTTAGTTGTTGCTCGGTCTAATGTTATAGCGCCAGAAGCTACAGTTTTTGTAGGATGCGCTGATCCTTCTTCTAAAACAGAAACGGTTTGGCCAACTAAATGATCTAAACCGCTTATAGTTGAAGCGCTAGAACCCGAATAAGTCAATCCGCTATCAACAAAGAAAGCATCGGTAACGTCTGATCCAAAATCCGATAACGATAAATATTCTACAAATCGTCTGGTTACACTATTAATAGTTCTTTTAACAACCATGTATAAATTATCTTGGTTTAGTTCTCCGGGAATAGATGCAATGTTTTCTACAAACCCATAATTGTAAGTTGTACTACCATCTACCCAAGTACCGCCTAATTTATGTTGATGCCAGGCTACTACGTTTTCTTCTCTACGATACGTTAATCCTAACAACCTACCATCGCCTGTTACAGCCCATACAACGCTGTCAGGTTCTTGTTGATACGCTAACTCAACAATACCATTCTCTGTAACGTGGTCAGCTAATATAGTTAAGTCTGTTGCTTGGTAACTATCGGTATCATACACATAATGCAGTTCTCTAATCTTACGTTTAGCCCGTTGTACAAATAATGTATATCCACCTATTTGAGCAGGCTGTGTATCAGCGCTACCATAACTTGCTTGTTTTTTAACTTGTGCATTTTCTGGATTTAACGGCTCATCCGTTCCAGAGGCTCGCACCACAAACTCACCGCCTGTTGTTCCTACTAATAAAGAACTCGCACTAGCTAAATACACAATACGATTAACCTGGTTAGAACCAATAGTGTAATTTAATGCACTAGCGTCTGTATCGCCTTCCGTAAAGTTTTCAAAATCACCTGCTACACTAAAGTATAACGATTGCGGTTGTGTTGATGTTCCTGCAAACACTAATCTTTGTTCATAAAAAGCGCAGGCTCTTGGATAACCTGTTGTTTCACTAAACGCTCCTAATGACCAATCTTTAGTTGCGTGTAATTTGCCAACTATTGTAATATTATTACTTGCTGATTCATTTACAACATCATCAACAGGAACAAGTGTTATTTCATCGCTTGTTACTTTAACAATTTCATAATCGCCATTATTAGCACTATTCGATGCGCCAGACACCGTAATAGTCATATTTTCTTTAAAACCTTGTTCTATAAATTGTTTTGAACTATCGCGTATAAAATCATTATGCGATTTACCTGTAGCATCAGGATCGCCTTCTACAAAACTTATAGTATTATCTGTGTATGATGGCAATAATTCTGCTACGCCAATTTCATCTGTTTGCACCGTAGTTACTACAGTTGTAGCGTTAGTACGGCTTGTTATTTTAGCATAACCTTCGTATATTTTTATAATACGACCAACATCCGTAGTTTCAAACAAATCAGCTGATGATGTAATTGTGCAACTGCTACCAGTTCGTGCATTAGCTGTTAATGTTGTTGTTGTACTGTTTTCATCTAAATACGGCCCATTAACAAAATCTGGTGTTGTTAGTGTCCAGGTTGTATGGGCTGTCCGTGTTAATTTTCTTGGCGCATGGTCAACGTGTGTTAAATACATAACATCCGCTGATTGTGTAAACTTTAAATCCGCTACTTGCGCTGTTGTATAAGGCGTTGTTACTTGAAATATTTTTGCAGAAGTGCCTGCTGATGAATACGCTGTATAACTTGTAGAATTAATATTATTGCCATCTACATCTTGTATTTGAAAAGTATTTGTTGTTTTGTTTTTTACAACAAAAGTTTTACCGTTAACTTCTGTCATGCCTACTACGCTATTAATAATAACATGGTCATCATTAGAATAGCCATGACTATTAGCTGTAACAACTGCTGGATTAGCTTGTGTTATACCAGAGATAGTTTTTGTTGCTTCGGTAACAATACCGCCATCGCGGAATACTCTAAAATATAAATTACCAAATTCTAATATATAAGTATTAGCTGTTGTTGTATTAAATTCAAACGGTACTAATCTTACCGCAGCCGCACTTGATTTTACTTCGTGTATAAATTTTGTGCCTGGTCGTCTGGATGCACCACCCGCAGGATGCACAACAAAGTTTGTTAAACTTTTTGCCGCATTAGTGTACCGTGTTAAATCGGTACGACCATCTAATAAATCACTTATTTCGCCAGAAGTGAAATTTGTAAAAGAGGTGGTGGCTCGCATTAGAACCTCGAATTAATAAACGTATTAGAATGTAATACGCCATAATCAACACCTTCTGTGCCTGGCATACCTTCGGTAGCATCGACAAAACGTGCTTCGCTTAATTTTTGATTATACATTTCCCACATAGTTGCTGTTAATGCGTTATTATTTGTAATAGCATACGCTATATCTGCTGCTAGTCGTGCAGATAAACATTCTATTAAAAGCATATCGTATTCATTAGGGTCGGTAACACGACCAATATATTTTATTTTCATTGTAGAATTATCGGAAGCTATTGTTCTTCCTTCTACTTTATAATCTGTATCTAAATCTTCTACTCGTAAAACACGCAAACAATAAGGGTCTGTTGGTAAATTAAAAGCATAAGTATATTGCCAAACAGGTGCTGTACTGTTTTGTGCTAATGAAGATCGTTTTACTAAGCAGTTCCAAGGATGCGCTCTAAAAACAGCATCGCGAACAAACTCATAGCGTTGGTTACAGATACGGGCAGCAACACTATCTTCTGTTAAAGAATTAATGTTGGATGCGCCTAAATTATTTAATGCACTATTTGCTATATCAACGTCTGAAGCCATTGTTTTTTCCTAAATAAAAGAGAGAGAGCAGCAAACGCTTGCTCTCTCCAATTTGTATTAATCGATAACGTAAAGCATTTTAAGTTCAACTTTACCGGTACCATTGGCACCAGCAATACTGACAGTAACAGGAAGCCCATCACCGTCTGCGTCAACAACTGAATTTTTGCCAAGCGCTGCCGTTGCTGCTATATCAACTGTAGTAATTGATGTAGAAGCAGCTGCT